GCCATGGTGGCAAAGAAATTGTTCTCCGCCGACGTCCCGCATGAGGAGCTGCGAGAGGCAGTCGATGCGCTCAACAGGCAAACGAAGAACTTCGAGCGCAAGATTGAACGGCTGCGCAGGTGGGATCTGTACGCGCTCGCCGGCGGCGTAGCCGCTAAGCCCCTTGCCGATGCAATCGATGCGGGAACAGGGGTCTACTATGCGAGCGTTGCCGCAGGCTGGCTCTACAACTTGCTCAAGCGGCGGCTCCCTCGCTACCTGAACAATGAGTTCGAGACGCTA